TATTTGTTCCCAATGATGCATGATACCATTGGTGGTGCTGAATACCTAGATGGACAGGATCGTTATGATTTGGAACCAGGCTTCAATTACCTAACTGAAAACAATGCTCCTAAGACACAAGACGGTGTGCCCACCATTGATCACCTGATTAGAACACGCTTTGAAACAGAATACTCGGATGATAGTTGGAATTAAATAACATAATCCACCAGATATCACATAACCAGGTTAAATAACTTGGTATAACCATAGGACCCCACCATGCCAATGAACATAAGACAGTTGCGAGCCGCAAGCCATCTAATGCAGACAATCATGCCTCAGATGCAGAGTTATCGTAACTGCTATGAAGGCGGTCCCGCTTTCAAGAACATGACCCTAATCAAGCGTCCTAGTGAAGATGCGGCTCTGTTCCGTGAGAAATTACTTAATGTGGCTGTGATGCCAATCTGCAAGGCCATTGTGGATGAAATCACCGATGTGGTCTATGAAGAAGAACCCACACGCCATCCAGCCTTCCTAAATCGTGCCACCAATGCAGACGCAGGCATTCCTGATTGGTATGAAGACTTTATCAACAATGCTGACCTAAATGGTGAAAGTTTCACCGCAGTTATGGAACAGGCGGCTTCAATGGCAGGCATTGAAGGTTGGAGTTGGGTCTTTGTTGATCTACCTGCAGAAGTTGCCAAAGATAATCGCCCATATCTATCTACTTGTTCCGCAGAGCATGTGATAGATTGGAAATATTGGACCCAATACGGCCGTGACTATTTAGAGTATCTAAAGGTCATTGAATATATGGATGCCGATTGCACCATATATAAAGTGTGGTATGCTGGTGACAGTAAGAATCCCACTTACTGTGAACGCTATGTGATTAAAGAAGAAGCAACACAGAATGAGGATAACCTCATTGAACCCATAGAAACCTATACGCTACCAATGGGAATGCCTATCCCCGCTATTCAAGTTGTGGCTCGTCCTGATCAAAGACGCAGTGACCTAGGTGTAAGTGATCTACAAGAAGCAGTAGATGTTCAGCGTGAAATGTTCAAATTAGAATGTGAGGCATTTGACAGTATCAGATTCTCAAAGCCAATGATTCGTGCTGCCGCTGGTCTTCGTATTCCAGCAGGTGGTGGTGGTATTGTTCGTGCTGACAAAGATCAAATGGAAGTGTTCAACATTCCCACACAGGATATTCAACAGATCCGTGAACAACAACAAAGTCTAATTGATCGTTTAGATAGTTTCACAGGCCGTGGTAGTTTGAGAACCACAATGGCTCGTCAGGTCAGTGGCATCTCAATCATTGAAGAACGCCGTGCGCTACATCGCAAGGCCAGCCAGCGTGCTCGCCGTATGGAAGCCGCAGAAAAAGAAATCATTGCCTTGGCCGCCATGTTCATGGATCTACGCTGGGTTGGTGACATTGAATATTCAACAGATTATGAAGACAAAGACCTACAGTTTAGAATGGCCTTGTTAGAAACAGCCAGCAAACTAAGTGGTGGCAATAGTCTAGTGCAGGAAATCATTGATAAAGAAGTTATCAAGATGATTACTCCACCTGATGAGACAGCGGCCTATTTGGCTAAGATAGGTTCAAGCATTGCAGAACCTCAGGTCAACACCACAGACTGGATGGCTATGGAAGATGCACAAGGACAAATTGTCAAAGACAAAGAAAGCGATCAGATCTTTGACAGTGAGATACAAGATAAGGGCGTTACGACTAATGATCCAATAGCTCGTCAGTTGATCATGTTGGGCGTGGGCCGATAAAGATTACTCGACCGTGATGATCGGTCGTTAAAGGTCATCACTGGGGTAGTGCCCCAAATAACTAAAAGGAAAAATAAGATGGATAGTAAGACATCAAACGCGGTGACTCCGAACAGTCAACAACAAAGTGAACAAAACCTATACAACACTCAGGCTGAATCTGCTCCTGAATCTAGTCCTCTAAGTGACTTGCCCAATCTTGGTGCAATTCGCAAAAGTGGACAGCAAGAAGTATTGCAGGCCCTATCAAAGGTAGCAGGCGTGGACTTTTCTAAGCCCAAAGATGCTGTCAAGTTTGTAGAAAGTCTAGTTCAAAATTCCGCTGGCAGCGTATCGCCCAAAGAAGTCAAAGCAACACCTAAGATGGGTGGTGAGATGGCAGAACTTCGTCAGATGATCCAGGGTCTCCAAACACAATTGGAACAGAAAGATCAAGCTGTTCGTAGAACTAGCCTTCAAAGCCAAATCAAAGAAACTGCCATCCGCAGTGGATTTGATGCAAACATGTTAGATATTGCCACCAATTTGTTCGAGTCTAATCTAGACTTTGATGAAACCGGTAACTACTTTGTTAAAGGCGCTAACGGCTCTGTGAAGTTGGACTCCAAAGGGAATCCTTACACGCTAGAGCAATTGGCACAAGATATATTGAGAAATCGTCCTAAGTTAGCCGCTGATGAAGGTCGCACAGGAACTGGAAGCCGTTTTGGTCAAGGTGTAATGCGTGATCCCAATGATATTCCAGATGCATCAACTGACCTAGAAGGTTGGAAGAAGTGGAAAGAAGCCCAAGGAATCGGTGGTCGTAATCTTAAGATGATGAATGTCTCATTTAACAAGCCCATTGTTTAATATAAAGGAGAAATAACATGGCATATTTCATCGGCGGGACTTCTGGAGAAGCGAATGCGTTTGAAAAAACTATCCAGAACTCTGCAATTCAAGTTCTACACGAATCACAAGGCTTAGTCAACATGACAAATGTTGTTATGCCAAATCAGGGTTAACGCAAGTATTGCTCTGAATAAACCCACTCTGATTGACTTGGACGGCCTGAAGAGGCTTACAGGGCGGAAGCGAAAGCACCGTGAACGACTAAGTGAGAGGGACCCGATAAAAAGGGTAAGCGATAGTCTGAACTACCATATAACTTAAAAAAGAAGTGGTAGAGGGAAATCTGAAGCGAGGACCCCACTAGTAGCGATACTAGGAGTAACAAGAATTGAATACCTACAAAGTTCCTCACATGGCTCCTATCAGCTATGGTGATTATACTGACCAGGGAACAAACCCAACATACTCTAGTTCTACAGGCACTAACTTAGAACAGACTGCCAGCATCACTGCTAAGGAAGTTATCGCAACTCCTGCAGTTGCACAGACTGCTTTCAGTAAGTTCTTAGGCTGGACAACTGCTTTCGACTTAGCCGCTAACCTAGGAACAGAACTAGGTATGAGCTTTGCTGAAAAAGTTGACCAAAGAGTAACACAGGCTTTCGTTGGTAACCCAACAGCCGTTGTAAGTGGTGACACAAGCCAAGCAGGTTTTGCCAACACACAAACAGCAGTCTATTATCAAACTGGTCCCAATGTTGGCGCCAATGTAACAGACGGTTTTGCTCGTGTTCAAGCAATGGCTGCACAAGGTCTAATCGCTGAAGGTTCAACAGCCACAGTGACTTATGGCTACTTAACAGCCAACACAGTTGCTGGTCTAGTTCGTAACATCATCAAGGCATGGCGTGAGGCTCGAAACCCAGGTCGTCCAACAGTTATCTTAGGACCAAAAGAAGAACAACGCTTGTTAGGTGAACTAACTGGTGGTGCTATCTATAGTGGTTCTGCAGTTAACCAAGGTGGAACATCAATCAACGCTGGTTTAACAGCATTGGGTGATGAACTATTGGCCACTGGTATGTTGCGTAACCTATACGGTTGCACAGTTATCTTCTCAACATTCTTGCAGACAAGTGTTACAAATCGTTGGATTGATGGCTCTAGTGTAACTGCATCTAGCGTTGGTGCCGCTATTGGTCCTCAGGCTATTACAACTGTAATGGTCAAGGGTCTAGACATCAGCATGGGTGATAAGGATGGTGGCTTACAAACTTGGATTACAGGTCTAGGCTACTTTGGTTCTGGCGTAACAAGTCAGGCTCGCGGATTGGCAATTAACATTGCGTAATCATTGGGGGTCGGCTCACAAGGTTGACCCCTTACTTGGAGAAAGAATATGGCAATAGCAAGTTTTTTAAATTACACTGATGCAAGCCTTCAACCAGGTGGCGTAAACAGAATCTCTACAGCGGACAACACTACCGTGCAGTTCTATGATAGAGCCTGTTATCGTCGCATGGAACAGGTCTATTCAGGTGATCAAGACTATCAGTTATTGAGCACATATTTTCCCAAGGCTTCAATAGAAATGTTGAACATGTTTGAATTTGGCTGGTGGCCTTTGTATGTAGAACGCACTCTTGGTGCTTTCTACTATCAAAATAGTCAAAAGACAGGTCAGACTGTGACAGCATTTACGCCAGGCAAATTGGTCAAGGTCAATCAGACTCTGCAGAGATTGGAAGTGTTCAAGGTGTGTGAAATATTTTACTCTACCTTGGTCACTGATAACTCCAATATCAACGAGAAAGATGCAGCCAACTATCAATTTGCTCGCAAGCGTTTTGAAGAAGAATGGGAAAAGGCTATCCAAGAAAGTTATTTCTATGACCTAAGAGGTTATGGTGAGATCGGCATATATCAACAAAGTTGGTTGGCTGATGTCAACTTCTTCGAAGGCGATCGTCGCTACTTCTAATAACTATAATATTATGACAGCATTCGTATATAAATGGACACACAAACCCTCCCTAGGATGGTATGTAGGCTCACGAACTGCGAAAAGGTGTCATCAAGAAGATGGTTATATTTGTAGTAGCAAAATAGTAAAGCCAATGATACAAACTAATCCCTCTGAATGGGAAAGAACTATCTTAGCAACAGGAACACCAAAAGAGATGAGAATGTTAGAAACTCTTATATTAGAAACCGTTGATGCGATGAATGATCCTAGATCATTTAATCAAAACAATGGTAATGGTATATTGGGTAATACTGGCAAACGATTTTCTCAAGCACATAAAAATGCTAAAAGTGTTTCGGCAAAGATAGCGATGAACCGTTCAGAAACAAAGGCAGCAATCAGAGCAGCCAATCTAGGTAAAACTCTGTCGGAAGAGACTCGAAGGAAAAAGAGCGAAAAGATGAAAATCTATTTCTCTAATCCTGAAAATCTAAAAAGACATAGTGAAACTATGAAAGTCGCAATGACCAAGCCTGGGATGCATGAGAAATTATCACTAGCTCATAAAAAGGAAATAATTTAATGCCATTGTTTACACTAGCACAGGTCCAGTCCACCCTGACCAATTATGTTCAGGCAACGACTGGCACTGAATACATTGAAGTTTTCTTTAACTTTCCCTCTGATGAGAATAAGGTTAGTGAAGGCATCTATGTAGCACAGTGTTATCAGGCGGATAGAATGAAAAATTCAAATGGTATCACCACAGGTGGTCATGTCTACAGCATCAAGGATCGCATTGAAATGTATGTAATAAGTCAACAGGATAATCCTTTCATGGAAAATGAGTTGGCTATATTTCCACAGTTCATTGATGATCCCTTGTTCTCAACACAAGGCTATTTTCTGCGTGAACATACCATTGAACAGCAATATGTGAAAAATAGCCAACGCTATCGTATCATATTTGATCTCACAAGATTACAAGTCATATAAAGGAAAAAAAGATGGCAAATATTAATGTTTCACAAACCGCGAATTTTGTTACACTAACATTGAGCACCAGTTCTACTTTTTCCACTGCAACTAACCTAGTAGTTGGCGCGTTACAAGACGTTACAATTACAAACAATAATGGTGTGTTCAGATGGAAACAATTAGACGCTCTAGGACAAAAAGTAGCGGTAACACCAGCGACAAACTCAATCAACCTAACATTGGTTCTTGATGACACTACATTCTACGGAGCAACATGGCCTACAGTTAATACATCTGCAGGTGCATTAAGCCAAGGATTGTTTAATCTATCTAACCAGAAGGAATTAATCTACTTCAAGTTTGGATGGGGCGGTGGCACAACCAATCAAGTAACTGGTTCAGGATATCTAAGTGGTCTAGCACCAAAGGTAACTCCTGACCAACCAGTTTGGATCACACCATTGATTATTGAAGTCGACAATCAATACGGTACAGCCTAATCAGTTTAGGCATGGGAAATACGGGGCTTTCATAGCCCCGTTTTCTTTATTGGATTAAATATTATTATAAGGATATGAAGATATGGAATTTCACAACCACAATCTCAAAGATTTAGTCACCAGCCTAGAAGCAGAAGTGGCCAAGAGTCTAGCAGAAGTGCGACATGCACAGGATGATCTAGACAAAGTAGAAAATAGGCAGAAATTTATTCTGGCTCTATTACATTACATCAAAACACAGGTATAAAGATATGAACTTAAAGAATTTAGCAAAGAAACCCGAACTGATCAAATTGACTATTGACAATGAAGACATTGTCAAAGAATTTGGTGAACCTCTTGACTTTTATTGTTACGATCGTCATCCTATGGATGTGTTTTTAAAAGTAGCAACCAAAGATCGTGATGATCATGTGGCCATGATGGAATTATTAAAAACATTAATTCTTGATGAAGCTGGTCAACCTATTATCACTGATGAAGAAATTTTACCTCCCGCAGTTATGATGTCGGTGTTTACAAAATTAGTTGAATTTCTGGGAAAGTAACCAACGGTAATTATGCTCATACCAGTCCAGAAGTTTATGTGGCAGTTACATTGGATGCGATTGGTCAGCAATATGGCTTACTACCTTCAGAGGTTCTTAGGAGAGGATCAACATTTGATTTAGAAGTGTTTGATATCGCCAGAAGTTATGAGCGTATGAAAAGCCAAGGTGCAAATGGGCAATTACCAACAGTTAGTCAGGCAGATATGGAAACTATATTACAAAAGGTTAAAGCATAATGGAATTTACACTGAAAATTGATCAATCTAAGATGACTGCTAAGATTAATAATCTTAAAAAGGTTGTGGATCAGTGTATGCCAGAAATCTATGATTATTTTGAACGAACAACTCCTATTGCCACAGGTAATGCAAGAAGCAAGACCTATAGACAAGGTAAAACAATTTATGCTGAATATCCTTATGCACAAGTATTGGATGCAGGTAGAGGATATCGTGATGGTCAAATGAGAGGTAGTGAACAGGCTCCAAATGGTATGGTTAAACCTACAGTGGAATTTGCCAAAGACCTAATTACCACTCGAATGAAAATTGAAGGGAAAAAATAATGGCAGCAGATCTAAGTTTTACCATAGGATTTGATGATAGTCAACTGACAGCTGGTCTGACCAAGGCTGATGCAAAACTTAAGGAATTTGGTGCTAATGCTACCAAAACCTTTAAGGATCTCAGCGATACTATCAAGAACATGCAGGCTAGTTTTGATAGTCTTAACAACAATATCAAACAGTCAGGCGAAGAACTTGACAAGTTAAATGGCAAAAAATCTGGAGTAAGCGATTTAGAAAATGCCTTTGGTAGTTTGAAAACTACTTTATTGGCAGTGTTTAGTGCTGGATTTGCTAAATCAGCCATTGATTTTGCCGCCAGCATTGAACTAACTGCTCGTGCTGTAGGATTTACAGTTCCTGAATTTGAAAAATTATCTACTGCTGTGATTAGAGCAGGCGGAACCAGTCGTGCGGCCGCTGTTGGTATTGAAATGTTTTATCAAAAGTTAGACCAAGCACGCCAAGGTGGTCTACAACAACAGGTTGCATTTGAACGATTGGGCATTACCTTATCAGATTTAAAGAATTTAACTGATAAAGAATTATTTGAAAGAACTGTTACTGAATTAGCAGGTATGACAGATAATGCGGCACGCAGTCGTATTGAAGTTGAATTATTAAGTCGTGCCTTTAGAGGTATTCCTTTAAAAGATATTGCAGATGGTCTAAATGGATATGGTGCAGGCCTAAAAAGTGTTATTGAAGATCAAGATGCCTTAATTGGGGCCACCTATGCAGGTAATGAAGCATTTAAAAAACTTACACTGCTACAACGGGAAGTAAAATTAGCATTCTTAGAAGCAGTAGAACCAGCATTGGCCGCTTTTGGCAAATTTCAAATTACAGTTGATGAATTGGCTTCTGGATTTAGATTGTTGATCAGTGTACTGGCCGCTGTTATTGCTGTAGGATTTACTGGATGGGTTATTGGCGTTGTTGCTAGTTTTGGTAAATTAATAACCTTGATTTATGATACCGTAGCAGCTTTAAGAGCATTAAGTGTTGCAGAAGCATTGGCCATGAATGCCACAGGTATTGGCGCATTATTAAATGTCATTGCCAAGGCTGTGGTAGGATTAGCTGCTTTCTTTGGTATTCAATATGCTATCAATGATGTATTAAAAGATAATACACAAGAAAATCGCGATGCCGCTAGAGCACAAGAAGAAACTACCAAAAAGACCATGGAGGCCACACGAAGCAATCAAGAGGTCTATACCAGTTATGCTCGTTTAAATGCCGCTATTCGTGAAAACACACTGAATTTTATTGAGAACCAAAAAAGAATAATTGATAAAATTGGTGCTCAAGATGCCAGCATTGGCAAAACAGAAGCAGAACGCAAGGCCATTGAAGCATCTACTAAGATACAAGATGACTATGCCAAAAAGATTGAAGAAGTCACTGCCAAATTAAAAGCCGCTCGTGCCGCTCGACCTGAAAGTGAAGAAAGCAGAACAGCCGGCACATTGGCCGCACAGATTCCTATCCTAGAAAAGGCCAGAGATCTACAGGTAGCCCGTGCCGCTGCCAGTGCAAGACAATTGGCTCTAGATCAAGAAGATGCCGCAGATAGCCTACGCTTACAAGGCCAACAATCTAAACTACAAGAAAATCTAATAGCTTTGCGTGAAAAATATGCCGCAGCCAAAATGGGTCCATTAGAATCAGAAAATGCTAAGATTGCGGCCAGTTGGGACAAGATAGCGGAAGCAGAAATTCGTGCTGCCAGAGAAAAAGAAAAGGTTGAAAAATTAGGTTTCAATCAAGCAGGCGTTGATAGAGAACAACAGATACGAGATAATGCACAGGCCAAGGGTCGTGAACAGATTGCAGAAAATACCAAATTGTACAAACAACAACAAGACGATTTTGTTGGTGGTTGGACAGGAGCATTTGATCGTTATATTGAAAATGCTTCAAATGCCAATAAACGCGGTGCTGCCTTGTTTGATTCATTTGTAAGCACAATGGATTCAGCCATTGATAGTTTTGTTAAAAATGGCAAAATGTCATTTGCTGATTTAATCACAAGTCTAATACAAGATCTTGAAAAGTATTTGTTAAAATTGGCCTTGGTTGAAATGTTTAAGACCAGTGGACTTGGCACTATATTTGGTGGTGCCAGTGCTGCCGCTAGTGGTGGATTCTTAAGTGGTATATTCAGTGGATTTGCAGATCTATTTCACGCTAATGGTGGTAGTATTCCGGCAGGTGGGTTTGGTATTGTGGGCGAAGCAGGTCCTGAAATAGTTTCTGGTCCAGCCAATGTGACCAGTGCCAAAGATACTGCCGCAATGTTAGGTGGCGGTGGTGACACGCATAATCATTTTTATAACATACAGGCAGTGGATGCCAAATCAGTAGCACAACTATTTGCAGAAAATCGTCAGACCATGTTTGGCCTAGTTGAACAAGCCCGTCGTGAACTGCCAATGAGAGCAAGATAAGGAACTATTATGGGTATACAAACAATTATTGATCTGGCAGAAACTATTGAGTTTAATCGTCGTAAAATTTTAGGCATTCAATATAGCCGTAGTGAGATTCCCCGTGTTAGTGAAACTCCTACACGCAATGCTTGGAAATTAAATGTCACAGTGCCTGCCATGTCAGATTATAAAACAGTTCGTGGTCTTATTGAATCTATTGATTATCTAGATCGTCGATATCCTGAAACTATTAGTTTTAGTAATAATCCTAATTTGAGTTACATGTTGGCCTATCAAGGTGATGCTAATCTCACAGCATTAAGTGCTGCCACTGTTCAAAGTTGGACAGGCACCACTTTGGTATTAGGTAATCTACCTTCAATCTCAAATTCAGCCTATTTGTTCAAACAAGGTGATTTTATTCAGGTCAATGGTCTTCCATATCCAACCACTGTAACACAAGATGTCTATAGAGGATCAAGTAGCACAGTCACACTAACCACACACCGTCCTAATTTTATGGGCACTGCCACTAACAATCAAACTATAGTAGTAGGAAATGCAGTTGAATTCAAAGTATTTTGTAATAACATGCCTACTTACAAATTTAATCCTGGGGGATCCACAGCACTAATTACATGGAGTGGAGCGTTTCAATTATATGAATGGACAGGAGATGTTTAATGACTACATTTACACCGGCAATTAATTCTGCTTTAAATTCTACTAATATTCGTGATGCTGAATTTATTAGATTAAGCATTACTGATCCATTGAGTTCTACTGCCACTGTTTATTGTGTTAGCACCAGTTTTCAAAATGAAGTAGTTACAGATCAAAATGGTGTAAGTTCAATCTCAAGTGGCACCTATACTGGTCTTGGTGGATTATTGGCTATCAGTGGACATCAGCGTGATCTATCAGCTACCAGTTATGATACACAGATTTCATTAGTAGGTATTGATCCTAATAAAATACGCCTAGTTCTTGAGATAGGTTATAATCCTGCCACAGGCACATATCATGCTGGTATCAAAGGTGCCAAGATACAGATGTGGCGTGGATTTTATGATGAAAATTATCATCTAATTGACACACCACAACTGAGATATACAGGTATTGTAACCAGTTATACCATACAAGAAGATCGTATGGATGATTATGATACCTTTACTCTAAGTCTAAATTGTAGTTCATTTAAAACAATTTTAGAAAATAGAAAAAATGCTCGTCATACCAATGGAGCCAGTTGGAATAAAAACATTCCTCCACAATATGATAGCAATGGTGTGCCACAGAATCCCCTTTGGGATACAGGTATGGATCGTGTGCAGGCTATTCATGATACTACATTTAATTTTGGTATGAAGTTATGATAAGATTGGCCACGAAGGCAGATACGGATACTATAATCAAACTAATGTTTGAATGCCGTCAAGAAAGCCTAATTAAAAAATTAAGACAGTCAGGTGATGAAACTGCTAGATTGATATTAGATCGTATTTTTAATCTCAATTGGGGATTTGTTTTATTAGATGAACGAGAAAATGAAGTTATAGGTATGTTGGTAGCATTAAAAAGCCCCAACATGTGGGATTTTAAAGTCAGTGGACTTAATGTGTTTATTTGGTTTGTGAAACCTGAACATCGCAATGGCACCAGTGCAGGTAGATTATTCAAATCATATCAGGATGCAGCCAGATTGATGTTAGAGTCTGGTGAAATAGATTATTATCTAATTACCAAACGGGACTGCGGACCTGATTTAGATTATGCTCGTTATGGCTACGAGAAACAAGAGGAGACATGGATATGCCAGAAACAATAATTTTGCCATTATTTTTTACAGGTGCTGAAATTGCCGCAGGTGGATTTGCCGTGGCTGCAACAACCTTTGCTATTCGTTTGGTTACTACCTATGCCATAACTCAACTGTTATTAAAAAATCAAGGTGGAGGGCAAGTTACTCCACAAGGCACTGAAATACAGTTGAATCCTAATACGGATAATACCCTACCCGTGGTCTATGGAATTCGTTATGCCAAACCCATTATCACAGATGCTATTATTTCAACGGATCAACAGACCATGTGGTATGTGTTGTCATTCAGTGAAAAAACATCAGGTGATGTTAATTTTGGTAATGTCTATTATGATGGCAAATTGTTGATATTTGATCCTGCCAATCCCAATACTATAACAGGTTGGTATACACAGCCCAAGAAACATTCAAAGGTTGGCGGACAATACAATACCAAACCTGCTGGCAAATTGGAAATGTATTTTTACAAAAATGGGTCATTGGTCACAGGCACTACACACTATGCCTATGATATGATTGATAATGGTGGTGGTAATTTTGACATTGGCACACAACATGTGGTTACCACTGACACTGATGCTATCACCATTTTACAAGATAGTGCTATTCCAGATGCTACCAAATGGACCACAGCAACTACCATGCACAATACAGTGTTTGCCATTATGAAATTGACCTATGATCAGGCTGCGGCTATCTATGGTCTAGGTGGTGTTGATGCTGAAATTCTCAATACCTTGTCAAGTCCAGGACAGGTGTTACAAGATTATTTCACCAATACCAATTATGGTTGTGGTATTCCTCTTGAAAATATCAATACTGCATCGTTGGCTCTATTAGATACCTATAGTAATCAACCTTTAAGCATCTATGACACAGATGGAAATCCTGTAACCACTGCCACTACCTATAGTATTAATGGTATTCTTGACACAACCAATGATTGTTTGACCAACCTTAATAATCTTAGCGATGCTTGTGATAGTTGGATCCAATGGGATGAACGCCTAGGTCAATGGGGTGTTATCATGAACATCAGTCTTGAACAAGCTGGTGGATCTACAGCAACCATGCATGTTATAACCAGTGATCATATTATTGGTGGTATTAATCTAACTCCAACTGATCTAAAGACCAGTGCCAATAAAATCAGTGTTGCATTCCCTAATGCTGATATTATCAATCAGACTGACTATAGATATTATTTCCTAAAACAAGATCGTCCTGATCTAATAAGTCCTAATGAACCTGACAATAATATTGACATTAATATGCCATTTGTCACAGATTCAATCCAGGCTACTTATTTGGGATATAGAAAATTGTTTATGAGTCGAGAAGATATCATTATAACTTTTTCTATGGATTATAGTGGTATTGGTATCAATGCAGGTGATATTGTGGCTATCAATCATGAATGGTATGGTTGGACTCCAGGGCAATACAACAATGGCTATTATCCAGGTAAACCATTCCGTGTTACACAGGTCAAAGAAGCCAAAGATTCAGGTGGATTTCTTGGTGTGCAATTGACCTGCACAGCCTATAATGATTCAATCTATACCACAATGAATCCGCATTATTATACACCAGATACATTTGGTATGGCCATTGATGCGGCTAATGTTACACAACCTGGAGAGCCATTTACGCCAGCCAGCGCCACAACACCAACACCACAATATCCCACAAGTTCAGTGCCTTTGTTTGTGATCAGCAGTGAAACACCTGCCAATGGTATTATTACAGAAATGGAAGTATGGTATGGCACCAATGGTTCACCAGGCACAGATTCTAGTTGGGTCTTATTACAAAGAACCACAGGTAATGGTAATACTATTCCTAATTCACCCTCAGGTTCACCAAATTATGTAAACTTTGCCATCACAGGTTTATCAGCAGGCAATTATTATTTTGCCACACGCTGTATGGGTCTAAATGGTTACAGTCAATTTTCGCCAGTCAGTAGTCCAGTCTTTTCATGGGCACCTGCAACACAGGCAGGAACAGCCGTTGATAGTACTAATGCAAATAATGTGCAAATGAACGCTGGTTCAGGCGAATATTACCTCACTCATGCGCCAAATGCCACTGGATATTCGGCACAATATGCAAATAGTAACCTGAAATTTAATGCCACTAGCAATACCCTTGTTAGTCCTAATATCAGTCTAAGTTCTACTGCCTTATTACAACCTTTGGCATCAGCACCAAGTAGTCCCACAGCGGGAACCTTGGCCATGGCACATGGATCATGGGGTGGGGCAACTACATCAACAGATTACTTGACTTACTATAATGGCTCTGTATGGCGTCCTATAGTTTAAGGTTGTTTTAACTGGTTAAAATTGCCATTAGGTTAAATAACTTAAACGGCAATCTACTTGGCAATGCCTTAGCATTGTCATTTTAAACTTTAGGAGAAAGATATGGCTGGAGGCGGAGTTCTTACGCTGGCTAATTGGCTAGGCGGTCCCGACAATGTGCAGGTAGAAAGCACATTCCCAAGTAGTGAAAAAACCTACATGTATAATTTCGCTCAAAGCGTCCAAGGTTGGAACTTTGAGTTGCAGGCACAGACTGTGGTCGTTGATGCCATTGCATATGATCGTATTACTGGTCAACCCAATTTTGCCAATAGCGCAGTAATTGGTTATTTTACTCCAACAACTGTAACCACAAGCAGTTACATACAGATAATGAATACCTACACAGGTATTGTGAATGTAACACATCCTGCCAATTTATATACTGGCCCTATTCTTCCTGATGCTCGTGCTAATATTCCTCTACAGGTTATGAGCCTAACTTGGAGTGATGCATCTACACCAAAACAGGTAAACAGTCATCGTATTGCCAAGATTTTAGCCTGGGAACCTGGAGTTACACCTGGTGATCCTACACAGGCATCAGTGACCACAACCATCACTGGTTGGACTCCATTCAATGGATCTGCTACAACCGTATATGTTGCTGACAGCGTGGGTATTGTGGTTGGATCTACTTTCAGTATTAATACAACTACCTATACCGTAAGTTCAATATCAACATCAAGACAAATTTCTCCAACTCCTGGAGTTCATTTAACTGATTTAACTGCTGGCTTAGGCGTTACATTTTTTAACAACAACGGATATCAAAGTCTAATCTAAGATGGCCTATAATATTAATGTCATTGCCAATTATTCAACAGTAACTTCAACCAGCACCACACAGCAGGTTGTGGTAAATGCGCCAGCCACTGCCGCATTTACAATTACTCAGACCAAACAAAACTTTACCATTACCAATTATGTAAACACCTTGAGTGTTTATATGAATGCTGTGGAGTTAAAGGTTGATGACTTTGACAATTATTATAAAGGTGATTGGATCAGCAACAATCCCTATATGCGTGGTGACATTGTCAACTATGCCTATAGTCTATATGTTTGCAACACAGGCACATTTACTGTTCATATCAGTACTGTTCCGCCAGTCAATGATCTAGGCACCGGCACACAAGACAGTGTAGGTAATGGCGCTAATTTTGATGGCAGTTGGCGTCGTGTGGTTTGGAATGAAGCACCAAGAGATCATCTAACTGTTACTAATTTGTTAACTGCCGGATCATTATTGGTCAATGGCACAACACATTTGGTAGGCAATGTCATAATGGATACTCCATTAGACCATTTGACAGTAACCAATCAGATCAGTGCAGGTAGCATAGTTGTTGGTGGATTAACAGGTAATGGACTTGTAATCAATACTACATCTACATTTAACGGAACTGCAACATTTAATGGACCTGCTGTGTTCCGTAATGATGTAGATATGAGTCAAGCAGATCTATATCTAAAGAATCTGCACCTAACTGGTTATATTGTAAACACTACAACCAATGGCACATTTTTAATCTATACTACTAGCACAGTTGGCAATATACCTAGTAAGATTGAATTAAATCAAGGTGAATTAACTAGATTTGGTCTATATAATGGTAATTTTGGTCTAAGTAATAATCAATCTTTTCCCTGGGAATTAGGTAATGATAATCAAAGTAGTATTCAAGTTGCCAATGATTTAAAAATACAATCAAATACATTTGAAATAGAATCTAATGCACATGCAGTAGACACAAGTAATAATCCTATCAGTGATTATGCTATGTCTATATCTTATAATGGTGCAGATCTAAGTCTATTAAATTATTTTTCAAATGCCGCTCCTACTACAGATCCTGCCATAAACATTATCAATACCAATCCTAATGGTGGTCTATTAGAAAATGGTGGAAATGCATTAGAAACAGGACCGTATCAGCGAGCATATAGTGCTGAAGGTACAAATTATCTAACATTTAATCGTGATAATACAGATGAAGCACATGGCGGTATAAAATTAGGTTCTTATACTAAAATTGAAAGTAAGATTTGGGATAGATTCCAAACTAATAATCCTACCAATAGTATAAACTATTACAGTAGTGATGTGGGGTCTTACTATGTAGGTAGACTTGCATATTGGAATCCAGGTAATGAATTTCAACCAATACCTTGGAATCAACAGGTGGTTGTTGGGCCAAACAATGGAATACAGATAACAGCCGATTATTTTTATAATGTTGGAGGAACTGTGGCTTATGGGCCAACTGTTGGTGGTGTTGGAGGCATTACACTTAATAGTCCCAGTATTAGGATTCAAGCTCCGCACGGAGTTCGTCCAAAAGATGTTTATGGAAAAGAAAGTGCTGCCGAAAATTATGGCGTATTCATTGAATCAACAGTAACAAATGTAACAGGTGAATTAATTCTTGGTGGTCCATTAAAATTCCCAGATGGAACTATTCAAACAACAGCATCAACTTCAACAGGCAATGGTGGCACAGCATTTGATTTTGGTTTATTCACTGCGCCAGCAACATTTACATTGGACATGGGGCATTTTGTATGAGTTCAACAGTAACTTTTACTACCAGCTTCAATGCACAATGGGTAACTACAACAACCAATTGGTTGACCACCAATACCAATTATTGGATTGGTGATGCATTAAGAGTAAATGGAGTTCAACCATTCTATAGTTTAGATTTTGGTGGAATATTAAATCAACCTGGTATCAATGTAGATATGGGAAACATATAAGGATAAGAAAATGGCATTACAATTTAGACGCGGTGTAGACGCAGATAGAACAACAATAACACCTGCACAAGGTGAACCACTATGGACCACAGATACTAACATTCTCTATGTTGGTGATGGCATTACCACTGGAGGTATTGCTGTAGGTCCAGGAACTGGTAATGCATTTACTGGCACAGTGGCAAATCTAACTGTTACCAATCAATTGACCAT